GCCACAGTCGCCCTGGCATCTTGCGGAGTCGCGAACTTAATACTAACAGTATCCTTTGGATTTTCATCAGTATATAATCTCCTTCCTGAACCTTTAGGCTTTTTTCCTGTTCCTACTTTTGGGTCTCTTGCCATAACTCATCTCCTTTATGTGTTTTTCTATAATCTTACCTTGTCGTTTATGTAAGGTAGATGCTTTCTTAAGTTGCTTTGCAACTTTTTTTATTTTTTTAACCACGTTTTTTCTCCTTCTTTTTTGCTTTTGATGGGAGCAATCCTTTATTTACAGCTCTAGCTCTTTCACTAAAACCTAGTTTTTTACCTTGTTTTATTTTCTTTTTGATTGTTGATACTTTAGCAACCATTTAACACTTCCATCTTCTTCGAGCCTGTCTTAGTCTTGAGTTAGGATCTTTAGCAGCTTTTGGAAACTTTTTCATTTGTCCGGCACTACGTGCGCAGAATGATTTACGTCGTTTAGCAGCTTTTGATCCTGGTTTGACTTTGCCAGTGACCGCTGTTTTTAGTTTAG